CTGGTTGATGGAGTCGTCGTTGTAGTACGCAGCCGGCGGCGTAGTATCCACAATCGATACGCGCGTACCGTACGTCTGAATATCCAGGCCCACGCGAGCAAGCTCGTTCATATAGACCTGGAGAGGATTGTAGCACGCACCTCCCTCCTGCTTAACTGAGGTGACAAAGACCAGGTAGAACTTCTCGGCGGGGAACTTCGCGAGGAGACGGACGAATCCCATGATGGTGAGATCCAGACGCTTTCGATGGCTATTGCGATTCATGTTCAGGAAGATCTTGCCGTCGGTGGGGATGTTCATTGAACGACGAACGCTCATACGCTCAACCTCCGGAAGAGGCTTGAAGACCAACGCATCTACACCATGCTCAAGAACATCAATCGGGATCGTGGTCGTGGTCAGGCGCGTGAGGAGGTGCTTCTTCCACGACTCTGTGAAGCAGATGATACGATCCGCCTTGTTCTCGATTGTGCGGAGGAGACCCATATCCGCACCCTCATACACCTGGTCGAGATAGATCCAGAGCTTAAACGTCTTCGGGATATCCTTGATCGCGTTGATGAACTGTGAGACAACAATCGGGTCGTTGTAGATCATCACAATGTCCGGGGATACCGTCTCAAGGTAATCCTTGAACTTGTTGAAGCCGAACCCCTGCTCACGAGGATCCTCGTTGGCAGCAGCATCGTACTGGATAATAGCCGACAGCGGGCGCATAGGCTGGGGAATGCGCGCAGGGCTGCGCTGGAATCCAAAGTGAAACACCTTGACCAGGGGAGTCAGCGTCGCCAGTTGCTTCAGGAGATTAAACGACACCTTGGAGTAACCGGTAACCTGCTCCGTGTGGGTAGAGACGAGCATGAAACGAATAGGTGGCATTTTATAATAAAGTCTTTCTTCCCTGTAAATATAATGAGTTCTCCAAGCCAGGGACCACAGCAACTGCCTGCCGTCAAATTTTCCAGTGCATCCGAAGTGACTGAATACCTCAAGCGCAAGACGTCATCTGCTTACTACAAGAATTTCCCCCAGTCTCAGAAGGCTGCGTATGCCTCTACCTATACGACCTTTCTGGGTGCGAATGCGTACAAGCTGCCTACGGAAGAGGCAACATGCTTGACAAATACATCTGGGTTTGTTCAGGGCCCTGCCAAGGTGGCCCCTGGAAAGAACAGGTGGAACCCTGTCTAATAGCGAACATTCTCCTTCATCTTGGGAATCTTGGTGAAGGTTCCAAAGCGGTCCATGTAGGGAACAGCCGGAATGTCATATAGGTCAGTCACCGATGCATGGCGGGAATTGAATGTCTTTGCAAGGACCTTGCGGGTCTGCGAACCGATCCAGTCGTATCCGAAACGAACGCTCATGTACGAATGGAGAGCTACAAACCCAAGTAGTACCGCGATAAGAATATACGGAATAGAAGAATACATTATTACAAGTGTATAATATAAGATGCCAGGTGGTTTGATGCAACTCACTGGGTTTGGCGCCCAAAACGTATTTGTCAATGGAAATCCATCCATGTCCTACTTCATGAAAATGTACAAACGAAGCACAAACTTCGCGATGGAGCATTTTCGGCTGGATGTGCGTAACGTCACGGATACCACTATTCCGCAGGCTGGACTCAAGACCTACCGCTTCAAGGTTCCTCGTTATGCCGACCTTCTCCACGACTGCTATTTTTGTGTGGATCTTCCTGATATCTGGTCTCCCATCTCTATCTACAATCAGTTTGGAGAGGGTGTCCCCTATGAGTTTCAATGGATTCGCAATATCGGATACAACCTTATCTCCGAAGCATCTGTGCTGTTTAACGGCACCCCTATTGTCACAATGACTGGAGAGTGGATGAAAATCCTAAGCTATCTCCGGAAGGATGCAACCAAGCGCGAGATTCTAGACCGTATGGTGGGCAACACTCCTGATGTCTATGATCCCGCGAACGCCAACGGACGCACCAATCAGTACCCGAATGCTCTCATGACTGGCGATGGAACCACTCCTGCGCCCTCTATTACGGGTCGCCAACTGACAATTCCACTACCGTTCTGGTTCTGCGAGGAGATTGCACAGTCTATTCCCCTTGTAGGTCTCCCCCAGACCGAGGTTGAGATTTCTATCACCATCAATAGTCTTTACAACCTTTTTACCATCGCGGATGTCAATCCAGAGAATCCAACATTTGGACAGCGGATTATTGGTACGCCGGGTGACAACGCTGCCGGCATCCAGAACTTCCTAGCGTACCCGGATCGCCAGGGCAATTCTACGAACCGCGCTCTCCTCACTTGGAACCTTAATCCCTATGTAGAGGCCAACTACATTTTTACCACGGATACGGAGCGCGCATTTATTGCGAGTCATGAGCGCACGTTCTTGATTACAGAGGTTCGGTATGTCAAGAACGAGAAGCAGTATGGCATCAATAACCTGGAAATACCCATGTACAATCTCTGTACTCGTGTGGTTGCACTCTTCCGCCGCAACGACCGCACGCTCATCAACGACTGGGACAATTACACGAACTGGGATACGCTAGACTCCCCTCCTATTGACACGAGCTCTGAAACGGTAGAAGCCAATACTCTCTACAGCAGTGGAGCCCTCATTGCAAACAATATGGGTCAGCAGGATATTTTCATGGAGGGCAATCTTATCTTTGATGGCAAGGACCGTTTCAGTACCAAGAACAAGAACTTCTTCCGCAATATCCAGAATTTCAAGTTTTCGTTAGGTACAACAAATAACATCCCTGGTATTTATACGTACTCCTTTGCTCTGGATCCGGACCAAATCACACAGCCAAGCGGATCTGCGAATGGGTCCATGTTCAATCGCACCGTGTTTCAATACACACTTCTGACTCCGCTCACAGTTGTCACTGACGCATCGCTGTCGCAGCCGCCAGTATGTGTTGTCCGTTCTACGGTGTTCAATCCGAATCCCACACCCGTTGGTGCAGCAGCGACGATATCGCCTACACCTGGTGTCGCGCCAGCTATACAACCTGGACAGACACAGCTCCTTTATCCTCCACCTACGAACCGCTCTATTCAGTTCGGAGCATATACTTCCATGGTCTATGTTGAGTCCTACAATTTCCTCAAGGTTACAAATGGAATTGCAAATCTTGTGTTCAATACATAATGAGCAGCGACGATCCAGTCCCCGATATCGAACCCGAAGGTTCATCTGTTAGCAATCTCCCCGAAGATACGGCTCCCCTTGTTAGCAATGCAAATCAGTATTTCGCGTATGCGCTTACAATGATTGGCGTGTTCATCTACTACCGTGTGGCATGGACCGCAGTCGAAGCCGTCTTCTTCACAAATTCCGAGTTTCTCAAAAAGTATTCAAGCTTCTTTTTCTACCTGTGGCTAGTCCCAATTGTTGGTCTTGTATCCTCCATTGTGAATCCGTCACTCACTGGAACGGCTAGCTGGACAACCTCTATTCTGATAGTGGGGTCGATTCCACTATCTGCGTGCTTTCTGTATGTTCTTCTGTTTGGAATGCCGACGATACCGACCCCGGCTGCAGCGTGAGCAGTTCATCCATTGCACGGGTCGGGTCCTCAAAGTTCCTGAACAGGATCTGATTCACTTCGGCAGGACTCCACTTTTCATCGATGGACTCGTCCTTGAAAATTGGGTGCCCCGATACATCGGTAATATCGTAGAACCCACACACCATCTCCTCAATAATCTTGCGAGAACACTTCTTGAACTGTATGATCATATCAATGCGCCCCGGGCGAATGAGAGCACGATCAAACCGCTCAGGAAAATTAGAAGTAAAGACCACTATACGGCCGCTGGACTCTAGCGTGCCATCCAGAAGGTTCAGGAGAAACGACAGATCAATGGGATCCTTGATGATATCGTCATCAGCTTCCGGGGCAAAAGGATCCTTGGGCTTCTCCACTACAGGCTTCTTCCACTTGCGTTCCAGGAGCACGTCACCCATCGCATCAGCGTCCTCAATGATATACACGCGCTCCGAAATCGGGATGGTGTATTTCTCTAGATTGGTCCCGTTATACACGTAGATCTCATCGCTGAAAAAGAGATGCCGCAGCTGTGTCTTGGTCTTGATTTCCGAGAGCTGAATGTTGACGGGATGACGACGAGCCACGTTGGCAATCGCTTTGATCTCCGACGTCTTTCCAGTACCCGGGGCTCCGTGAAAAAGGAATCCCAGCGTGTATGGAATACCCTTCTTCTCGTACCACGACCGATTCTCCAGGAAGAACTTGACACGCTTTTTCACCACTGGTTGCTCCTCAAAATACACATTCTCAAACGTGCGCGTAGTGGAGAACTTGTGCTTGCTATACACGAGGTAGCTCGTGGGCAGGGGATTCTGGGTCGAGCGCTTGCTCTTACCCCCCACAACCTGGTCAAAGAAGTAGAGATCGTTCCCCAACTTGTTCAGCATACGGCGCTCGTAATCCTGGTTGCACGAATCGACAAACGCCTGCAGGGTCTGAATAGGGTGGTCATAGCATGAGAGCTGGAACTTGATGTTCTTAATATTTCCTTCCTCAATTTCCACGTGCGTCAGCGTAAAGTAGATATCCTCGCTCAACCGAACTGGCTCAAACTCGTAGGGAAGGTAGTCATGGTTTGCAATCGACATCAAACGACGGGTCGCGGGAGAGCAGGCAACGTAATGGATAACAGCATCCATGCGAGTGAGGAACTGGGGAGCTTGACCCTTGTTCTGCTGAGGGGGCGGTCCGCGCTCACACTCAATGACGGCGGATGGCTCGCGGTTGGGTTTAGTTATCCCTGGCTGGGTTGAGCGCCGGCGACAAAGGATAGCCGACCACCAAGGATAGGTCATGACTGCGCGCTCATAGAGGTTGAGTCCTAGAAAATTGAGAAGGGGTGACCAACTGCCCTTACCGGCAGAATTCACTAGTTGGTACATCATCCCCATACGAACAATCTCCTGAGGATTCATTTGAGTATTCCCCACAAACTATGACTAAACTATTTAACGATGGTAAAGCACTTGTCCAGAGTCGCACCTCCCTCATGAACAGGCTTGGAGCGCTTGAGACGGAGCTGCTGCGATGCCTTATCCACCGTCTCATTGGTCAGCGACACATACGACTTGATATCCTTGGTCGTCGCCTGTGTATTCACAGAAGGGATGTACAGGCGAACTGGGGGCATGGCAATCTGCAAGGGCTTCGTGGAATTATAGACAAACTCCCGATACTGCTGGATATCTAGGTTGCCCCCAAACAGACGGAGAACACGCTTGTCAGGGGCAGGAAAGATAT